TGGGCTTGGATTAGTTAGCCAACTATTTCTTGTTGCTGCTGTTGCCATTTTCTTTATACCTTAGTTAGTACTTACTATACATTAAAACCAGTTACTTTGCGACCCACCCCGTATTACCAGTGCCGGACTCCTTAACATAAAAGGTAGTGTTAGCGCCCCCGTCTAGCCTTCTGTATGTAGACCCTACTTCCGCTGCTACAACACTCTCTGGCGTCCCTGTGCCCACGTAGTCTAAGTTAATCCGGTCCGCTAAATGCTCAAGAAACTCAGACAGCTCGGGGGTAGCCTGACCATTCTGGATGATCACAACCGCCCTATCTATTGCGACAACCTGCTCTGTTATCTTCATTAGTTCGCCGTCAGTTTCATAAAATTAAATAAATAAGGGTCAGAAGCTTTAAATCTATAAACCCTGTTCCGAGTCACTAGGCCCTGTTTACGCCATTTAGCTCTAACACCATATTGACCTTGCTCACCTATACCGCGCCATGTTTCGGTCTGCCAGGTTTTTCCTAGATCGTCACTGAAGTCCATCATGAGCTGAGGGCTAACACTAGCCGAACCAGTACCAGCCTCAAACCAAGCTTCGATCTTGCCTATACGAAATTCTGCTGCTGTCTGCGATAGGAAAGGCTGGCTAGCTTTCTCTCTAAAGATTGCATTGCCGTAATCAGTCCTAGCGCTGCTGTCAAAATAGCCGACCTGGCTGGAATCATCGCCTACCAAAAGCTTGTTATATATACGGACAACAGAGCGCCCTCTAAAAGCGCTTGTGCCTGATTTAAGCTCGAACCATTCGCCCGATGTGGAGTTAAAGCAGAAAGTTCTGTCAGTGATACGATCTGATGCAATGGTGAAAGCAATAATACTTTGCCCGTTCTGCTGCCATACCATAGAGATAGCCTGATCTAGCTCACCATCCTCAAACTTTTGCAATTCAGTATCTATGGCAGGGGTTGATATAACTTGAGGCTGACCGCCTGCAAGCATCTGGATCTGTGCGCCTTCATTCTTACCTGCGCCTATCCAGCAATAAGTATTGTTAAATTCGATAGGGGTAAACCTAGAATAGCAGCCAACACTGCTAGAGGCCTGGTTAATCCTTTGAAAAGGAAAGTTAACGCCGCCTCTATTATTGTATTTTTCTGTAGTCTCTGTCCCTGCTACATGCAATAGATTGTTATATACAAAGCAAGCCACAATAGGGTCTGGGCGCTCTTCCGCTGCGCTTCTGTCTAAAGCATCAAAGCTTGATGGATCGTTAATACCTGATAGAAAGAATTGTGTACCGTCAAACCTTGAGAATACAAAATAGCCATCAACAAAGCAGACAGTTTTAGCCTTGATGTCAGTATAGTCCGTATCTGTGATCTGGGTGACGGTCATCATTTTTCGCCATTGAAACGGGACCTGAGCCAGTCACAGTGCCTAAAGTGGTCGCTGTGCCGTCTGAGGCTACGCTAGAGAGCGTTGTACCATTTAGGGTTACATAGACCCCATTGAAGTCTATAGCCCCCCTGTGAGGCCCTGAGAGCGTTGCAAACTTAGTCAGCCCAGGACGGTCTAATAAGGCTCGCTCATTTAACGCGCCACCTTGAGGCATGATAGGAATCCAGTTCGAGCAAGTCTGCGCCGCTAGAGTTAGAATCTCGCTAGTGTAAAAGCCAGTGGCTATGGGAAGAAGTATGCTCAAAAGTTTAAGTTCTCTTGTTCTCTAAAAAAGACATCATCCCAAAGATAATAGGAATCATCGTTACCACTGCCCAAAGGTACAGTATTAGGGAAGTTTACTTCAATGGTGCCATTAGTGATGCGCCATATCTCATCCCATGCGTCAGCGAATCCTTTTTGCAGGGCAGGTGTTAACTGAAGATCAGAATAATCAGGCATAAGCTTTTCAGCTAGGACCATCTTTAAAGCGCCATCCAAACCCCTAGGCACTCTGATCGTATCGCTTGCGTTAGCAACAGGGGCAAATAGCCTATAGCTAGCCCCTAGGTCGTTTAAGTCCTCTAGCCCGTCTGACATTTCAGCAGCATCAATAGAGGTTTCTGAGGCCCTTACGCCTAATTTACGCAAGGCTCCGTGAATAATATCGCTAGCTGTCGCCATTGATTAGCTCTCTTATCTCGGATACTAAACGCTTTTTGCTGCGCCTTTTATCAAGATCTATTTTAAAATGTTTTTGTGCGTACTCTTCTAGCTCATTCTTAGACATATCATCTAAATTAAGCTCGCCATTGAGGTAATCGCACACGCCCTCAACGGATGCGAAAGCTTGAGAGGCTTTTACTAGCTCCTCATCATCGCCTTCTTGAATCTTTGTGGAGTCTAAGCCTATGGACTCGTATGACATAAATGGTGCAGGGCTATCTAGCCAGCCATCTTTCTTGTACTGCTCGTAGTCTTTCTGATCAATTACTTTAGGCTCTTCTGTTTCGTGATAGATCCAAGTTTGCATACTATAAATCCTGTTAAATTAATAGGGTTAAAACCCACCCCAAAAAGGGGCAGGTTTTTCCCGTAAAGGTCTAGCCAGTAATACGAACTGCAAAGTCTGGATTCTGAGCCTTGATACCGTAAAGAATATCAAAGCGGAAAACAGTCTTATCGTTAGTGATGTCGTATTGACGAGCTGAACGGATAGAGATTCCATCCATAGACTCACGTGCCGCGCTTACGCCGTCAGTGGGTAGGTCCAAAGGAGCCATAGCCAAAGTGATAGCGTTAGGGTGGAAAGCCAAGTTCTGAGGGTAAGAAGTGCCAGCAGAACCAGTCTTAACAGTGATAGCAGCATTATCAGCAGGGGCCGCAGTTACAGTCTGATAAGGACCAGAAGTAATCATTGGAGGGCTGATAGTCAAAGTAGCGTTGCCTGAACCGTCACTAGCTGCATCAGATACAACTGTGAAAGTTTGCAAGCTACCAGTGTCCTCGCGGGTTCTACGGTTAACAGAGTTAACACCAGCAAGAGTAATAACGTCACCAGCTAATAGACGGTTACCAGCAGAAGCGGTCCAACCATCGGTAATCAATGATTGAGTCCAAGCATCACCAGAAGCGGCGTAAGTTACGTTTTGAGAAGCACCGTTCACTAAAGGAGTACCACCTAAAGCACCTACAGTGTGAGACTTCAAAGAGTTGTTACGGTACATGCCGAAGCCGCCGTACTCACCAATAGAAGCTTTCTCGATAGCAGTCTTAGCGATGTCTTGAGGGAATACAGTTTTAAGGCCGTCAGCTAATGCTACAGAAGCGTCTGGGTTAAAGAATGCACACCACATTTCATCCTCTGGAACACCTAGCTTGAACAATAAAGCTTGAGCGTTAGCTACAGATAAGAAAGTGCTTGGAGTAGTACCTGGAGTACCGATAAAGTTAGCAATGTTCTTGTACTCGTCTGCAATGTCAGACTCTACTTTCTGTACAAGCTCAACAGCAGCAGGGCGAATATAACGCTTAACCATATCTTCTACGCTTAGAGTTTCGTCTTGTGAACTAATCTCAAAGTGTACTTTTTGACGTTGGTCAAGGGTTACAGTAGCGCTACGCTCTTCGATGTCAGTAGCAGAGCCAAGAGTTGCACCACTAGAAGCAGTGAACATTACAGGGCGGCGTACATCGATAGAGTTGCCTACTTTTTTGAATTGACTGTCTAATTGACGGTCTACTTTTTTTGATAGTTGCATCGCGTTAAGGAATTCCTTAAGGATCAACTTTGTTACTAGGCTAGTATTAGTAAAATTATTAGCCATGATTTATGCTCCTTTGTTAGCTATAGCGCCATAATCTCTTCCATTGTCATATCGCTTAGGTCTTTCTGGATTCCACCAGCATTACCTTGGACTGTTTCAACGGGGGCGGGCGCCTTGCTAACTTGTGTTGTTGTTGGTTTAGTGCTGATCTGACTAGCAATCATGCCTAGTTGAACGGCTGCTGACCCAAAATCACTGTTAGCAAACTGGCTTGCTGCCTCTGGGTTTTTGCTAAGATAGTGAACCATCTTAGGCCCTTGGGCGCGTACTAAATCAAGCTTATCCTGGGTTAGAGATGGGAGGTTAGCAACATCTTCTAAATAAGACGGGTTTTGAGCTGAATACTCTGCCGCCTGGTCTAAATAAGAATTAGTTAACTCTTCCTGCTTTCTCTGTGCCTCGTAAGCTTGCTGCTGTTCTGCTAGTTTGGATTCTCTAGTTGAAAGAGCTTGATTAACTCGATAATCAGTGAGTGCTTGGGTATATGCCGCAAGTCTAGCTGTATCATCGTAGTTATAATCTTCCTCTTTAAACTGGTCTAACGTAGGCTCTCCACCTTCTGCCGCTTGGACTGGTAATTGTTGAGCTTGATTCGCTCTCATTTCGTCCAATTGAGCTTGAAGCGCGTCTGCCCTTCGCCTTTCTTCCATCATTTCAAAGTGCTTTTTGTTAATGCGTTTTTGCACTTTGTCGCTATCAGTTTCAACGTATTCTGAGCCTTCAGTATCGACCTGTTCGCTTACCTGCGTACTATCGTCCGTTTGCGTGGCTTCTACTTGTGTCTCAGTCTCTAAGGTTGCCGATTCCTTAGCTAATTCCGCTGCTATTTGTTGATCAATATCAGTGGTTGCGGCGTCTTGTGCGTCTATTGTCATGGATGCTAATAACCTATAATTGGTTGCCTAGTCTTGCCCCGCCTAGTAAAGGGTTAGTGATTACTCACTTATAAAAAGAATTATAATATTTTCTTGACTAATTACAATACCTCGGGTAATAGGCCCAGTGCTGTAGCCATGCCAGCGCCTAGGCTTGGGTCAATCTTAGCCCCCTGAGTGTTTAGATAGTCCTGGGATTGCTTAAAGTTCTGGATAGCTTGTGTTCCACCTCTAGGCCCCCAATACTTTGCAGTATCGTCAATTAAACCCTGTAAGCCTTCTAATTGAGCCATGCCCTCTTCTGTTTGAGGTAGGTATAAGCTAGGGTTTTCTTGGAAGTGCTGGATAATATCGGCGGGGTTTTGGCCTGTAGCAGCCCCGTACAAGCCTGCTAGCCCTGCGGCAGATTCGTTAGCTAAACCTGAGCCTATAGTTAAAGCTGCCTCACCTGTGCCTATAGCTGTCTTAGCTGCCTTTCTTGCTAGCCTTCTGGCGCTAAAGTTATCAAAGAATTGTTTTTGTTTTGCGTAGCTTGCTTGCCTTTCCTGTTCAAATTGCCGCTGTATAGGCTCCTGTGGCTCTGGATTCATCATCGAAGCCTCCGCTCTCTCGCCGCCACCCATCAAAGCAATACCCGTAGAGCCTCCTATTAGGCTTGCTAGGGCCTGTTGTCTGCTTACCCCTTGGGATTGAGCCACTTCGTCAACACGCTCGATAGGGATGCCGTTACGCTCTGCTATGCTTATCAGAGAATCATCAAACACAACAAAGTTTTTAGTGCCGCCTTCTTTGCCGCGAGAAAAGCCATCGTCATAGCGGATGCCTTTAATTCCTGCTGCCCTTAATTTTTCTGATAGCTCTTCAGGGCTTTTAGCTACTGCTGTCCTACCCCGAACTAAATCTTCGCCAGTAAAATCTTCTAGGGCCTCAGACCTACTACCATAAGTGTTCCCCATGTATTCCCAATAGTCACCATCATTTACAGACACAGGTTTTTCATCTAAAGCTCTTAGGATTGCGGGGTCTTTACTATCTCTCAGGATTTTCTTAACCGCTTCGGACTGCTCAGATATAGGAAGGTCATAATCAAGCATCTCTGTGTCTGGGTCTATGTCTAGCTCGACTTTGTAGAGGTTGCCTTTAACATCACGCTTAAACTCTACTTTTCCTGAGTATTTATCTAATGAATCCTGAAGGGCTTTTAGCCTTTCTTCGGGAACACCCTGGTCCCTCATCCGATCAACCATTGACTCCGGCTGGTAAGTGTCAGGGCGACCTAGTGCATTTATGGCATTTTTGTCAGCCCAGTCCATATCCCTAAGCTCTTGCTCTGAAACTAGCTTCCCATCTATAAAATGCTGGTACTCATCACCCGACAAAACTTCCTTATAACTCTGGGCTACCTCTGGATTCTCAGCAAAGTAAAGCCCATGCCCATAAGCTTGAGCGCCTTCGCCAGTGCCTATCTTGTCCATTGAGAATTGATCCACATCGTGAGGTGTACCGTGATAAGCTTGGAGCCTTTTGCGCTCTACAGCCTTTTCTACTTGCCCTAGAACCTTTGCTAGCTTAGGCATTACACATCACCATCTTGTAACAACTCAGATACCCCGCTTTCAATCAGATCAATTTCTAGCAATTGGGCTTCTGTATCAGCTTGGATCTTGGCTGTCTCTGCCATTTTCTTCTCACGCTCGACTTGATCGTTAGCTATATCGCTTTCATTCTTAGCCGTTTGAGAATTAAGGTTTTGTATTAGCGCGATAGTTTGGGGATCGGGCTGCTGTGGCTCACCTAGGCCCATTTCTTGTATTTCTTCTTCTGTAGGCTCGGCTACACCCTTCTGGATATAAACCTTCCGCATACGGTCTGCGATCTCTTGGCCTTCTAGTGCATCGATATTCTTAGCGATTAAGTCGCCTGAAATCTCTGCAAACTCTGGGCTAGCGTTAGCAAGCTCTATAAGCTGTTCTAGGGACTCTTTGCGCTTAGTGGTATAAGCTGCACCTGTAACCGTTTTAACGTCATAGCGGCCTTGTGCTAGGTCGTTAACGATAACTTGGTTGCCAGTCTGCTCATCAATCACTGTCTGGT